AGTCGTTCATAGCCCGCTTTCACACTATTTCCAATTTTTTCAAATTTAAGTTAATAAAATCATATATTTTTAATCACAAGTGAATAACTTTTAACACAAAGTTTACATTAAAATACAAAGTTGATCACATGATAGATAATAACTAGCATCTAAGCACTTTTAAAATACAAAAAATTAACCATTTTATTAACTAAAAAATTAACCAGTTTTGAAAGTTAATAAAAATATGATATTATTTCAGAATGGCAATAAAAAAAGATGAACTAGTAACAGGTGCGGAACTATCAAGAAGATTAAAAGTTACACCTGTATATATAACTAATAATAAAAATAAATTAAAAAATGCAAAATGTATGTTTGGCAAAAAATATTATTTTAGAAAATCATCTTTACTATTGGGAAAAGATCCAGATAATCCACATGAAAGCTATCAGCAGACAAATAATGTAAAACCAAAAGAGCCAATTAAAAAACCTCAACAAAAAAAAGAAGTTCAGCCAAAAAAAGAGGTTCCACAAAAAAACGATAATGTTCCACGTGGAACAATTGAGAATATAGAAGAGCTTAAATTATTAAGAGAAGAAAATGCAAAGCTAAAAAAAGAACTCAATGCAATAAAGTCAAAAGCTACATTTGACGAGTTAAAAGAAAATATAAAAAGATTATATATAGAAATGTCCAGAGCGATAGGAGATTCAGGAAGTACACTAAATAAGGCACATTTGGACGGACTAAAAGGAAAAGCAGCAGCATTAAAAGAATTGGAACTTGCAGTATATCAAGGTATAAAAAACAAACAATTAGATGAAAACTCATATGATAGAGAATCAGTAATTAAGATAATAAATATCGCTACTTCATCATTTAGGAAATCACTTTTAAATCTAGCCAACAATTACGCCACATCATTGGAGGGAATGACAAAACTAGAAATTAAAGAGTATGTTTTGGCAGATATTAATAAGATACTTGAGGATTTTCAAGCAATAGGCAAACAATTTGAGTAATTTAAAACAAAAAGAAACAGATATTTTAAATCTGATATTCAAACAACTAAAACCTAAACCAAAAACCGATACTTTAGAATTTTGTAAAAAGTATGGCGTATTGAGTGGAGAGAGTTCTAGTGTTACAGGTAGATTTGTTCCTTATCCATTCCAAGAACTAGGATTAAAGGCTACAAGTGACGAGCGTGTGGAGTGGTTAATTTTTATGAAGAGTACCAGGACAGGGTACACTAAAACTTTAAATTTTGCTATTGCATACCACATAGTAGAAGATCCATGCCCACAAATGATATTCTTACCAAACAACACAAAGGCTATTGAATGGAGCAAAAAAGAGCTTACTCCATTACTTAGAGATATGCCAATAGTAGATGATAGACTATATAAAGGAATAGAACAAGTAAACTTGTTTAAGCCTTATAGCGGTGGTTTTTTAGGAATTGCAGGACTTCAAACAGCAAATAATGTTGCGTCTGTAACTCTTAAAAATGTTTTTGTAGATGAAGCGGATAGGGTTCCATCTGATTTAGATGGAGAGGGGGACACATTCGGACTACTTGCAAAAAGGTCAGAATCATATTATGATGGAAAATTTATCGCAGGATCAACACCAACGATTAAATATCATTCAAATATCGAAAGACTATTTAATGAAACAGATATGAGATACAGATTTTATCCATGCCCTTTTTGCGGACATCACCAAATTTTAGAATTTGATAACCTTAGATGGGATAAAGAATATCGTGACGGAGTACTTCACCATTTGACAGATACAGCAAGATTTGAATGTACTAATTGTGAAGAAAAAATATATCAAATACACCATAGGAAAATGGATAAAAAAGCACGATGGTATCAAACACAAAAATTTTATTGTTGCGATGAGTGGCAAAACCCTGTAAAAAATGGCAATTGGTATTGGGATGAGAATATAACTATAGAACATAAAGACTATTTAAAAAATGGCGAAGCGTTATGTAAACATTGTAATAATACAGCTGAATACAATCGAACAGAAAGATTAAAGCTAGGTGTTCATCTTTGGGCGGCGATGGGTTATCATGCTCAATCAACATGGAAAAAAATAGCTGCTGCATTTATAGATACTTTAGGTAGTAAAGAAAAATTAAAAGTTTTTAATAACACATGGCTAGGACTAACATTTGAAGAGAAAAATATAACTTTAGAATCTAATGCGATTATGGAACGAGCCGAAGAATACGAAAGAATACCAAATGATATGAAAGTTATCACTATGACAGTAGATACTCAAGATAATAGACTTGAATATAGTATTAAAGCTTGGTACATGGGAGAAACTTCATACAATATAGAATATGGTCAAATAATGATAGACCCTATTAATGAAGAGTGTTGGAGTGAACTTAAAAGAATATCTTTAAAAAAATTCAAACAGGAAGACGGAAAACAAGTCGGTATTTTTAAAGTGTTTATTGATATGGCGGGTCATAGAACTGATGAAGTTAAAAAATTTGTAAGGAAAAATCCTGAAAGATTTGTGATGTTAAAAGGGGATCCAAAAGAAGTAAAAGAGAACGACGCTAGAACTATCTCGCAACTAAAACAAAGTGCCGGAGATAAAAACGGAATTAAAGACTTGATTATGTGGGTAGCTACAAATAAGGCTAAAGATATAATATTTGAAAGACTTACATTAGAAAATAATGAATATGGATCAATTCATCATAATAAATCTTTTGATATCGAGTGGTACGAAATGCTTACATCTGAAAGAAAAGTATTTAAGAAAAATAAAAGCGGTTTTGTAGAGTCAACTTATGAGAAAAAAAGAGAAAGAAACGAAGCCATAGATTTAGAAACATATCATCTAGCAGCGATAAGACTTATTCAAGCTACACCTGCATTTAATTTAGATTTATCGATAAAGGAAGATGTAGAAAAGTAACAAAATTTTAAACCTGTATTTGTTTTATATTAAAATACAATGTAAATGTTTTAATTTATGGCATAATAAATAAAAAAGAGGGATAAATGAATATTGCAACATATGTAAAAAGAAAAGAACTTCCTAGATGGATATCAAAAAAAGAATGGAGAGATATAAATTATAAAATACATCGAGAGCAAAAAGAATACGATCATGTAATAGTGGAATCGGAAAAAGTAATATTTATTAAAAATGAACTTGAAAGAAAAGATAGAAATAATCCTATATTTATGGAAAAAGAATATTATATGATAATAAAAAAAATAGATATAATAGAATGGACTAGACATGACGAAAGTATGATACAAGAAAAATTAAAATTAGGAATAGATGAAGTTTTTAAAAGCAAATACTTAAAATACTCCAAAGACGAAAGAGCTATTAAAGAATTAGAATATAAAGAAAAAATAAAAACATATTGACAATTAAAAAAAATTAGTATACAATAACGCAACAAAAGAGTATAAGTCCAAAGTAGCATAAGCAAAATGGCAACAATCAAAGAGTCTGAAATTATGGCTTAAAGGGTTACTAAAACATGATTACTTACGCTGACAAAGCAATCGCTAAATCAAAATACCCATTATTAACAGAAAATAACGCATTAAAACAATACTTTTTAGATAATATTATTCTATGGAGTAATACACTAGAATCATTATCTTTATCTCAAGATTATAAAATATCAAATGGTCAAAACTCACAAAGAGAATTAACAAGAGTAGAAGTAGCGGAAGCAGAATCACAACTTAGCAAATGGACTGAAAAATTAGAAAATTTAAATGGCGGTTCGACACAAGCTCCTAAATTCGCAACTATACAGACTCATGGCGGTTATTCATGCTAGGGGAATTTATAGATAAAACAATCGGAGCATTTAATCCAAAAGCACAATTTGAAAGAGAACAATATCGAGCAGCTATTAAATGGGGTAGCGGTGGATATGATGGTGCAACGCAAACAGCAAACTATGCGACGGAATCATGGATAACTACTCCAGATGATGATATTTCAGACTTGTCAGTACTTATACCAACATCAAGAAATATGTATAAAAACAATGGATTTTATGGTGGAGTAATTAAATGTGCAGTCGATCATACTATCGGTACTGGACTACGTGCAAAATCTACTATCAAAAGAGATTCAATACCTAATGTATCAAACGAAACCTTAAAAAAATTAGAAGATACATTCGATGATTATTTTAATGACTATGCGAATAGTACTATTTGTGATGTTACAAACAAAGATAACTTTTACCAACTCCAAAGATTAGCTTATTTAGCTATGAAAAAAGATGGTGATATATTTGCATTGTTGCCACTTAAGAAAATATTAGATTCAAGTGTGTTGCAAATAAAATTATTAAATAGTGAAAATATTACATCAAATAATAGTGACTTTGTAGAAGGTATAAAAACAAATAAAGATAAATTACCTTTAAAATACTCAATAAAACAAGATGATAGTAGTTTTAAAATAGTAAGTGCAACAGTAAATAAAAAAAAGAATGTACTTCATGTATTTCACAGAGAGAGACCCGAGCAATTAAGAGGTATTCCGTTTCTAACACCAGTTATGAGGGATATATCAGCTATTGATGAATACATGAAATATGAATTAACCGCTGCTAAAATGAACGCTATTTTTTATGGAACTATCAAAACAGATGCAGATATTAATGTATTTGAAGGTGATGGGAAAGTAGATTTATCAACAGGCGAAATAAAAAAACAACCAAATACAATAATTAAAGAAAATGTAATAACTCAACTAAAAACAAATGAATCTTTAGATATGCACGAAACAGGAAGAGACAATCCAAACTACGAGCAGTTTATAAATACATCAGCTATGAAAGTAGCTATGGAAACAAGAATACCATTAGAAATGATTAAGGCTCAATTCGTTTCTAGTTATTCAGCTTCACGAGCAGTAATGCTACAGATGGAAAAATTCACAGCACCAGAGCGAGCCTTAATGGTAAATTCATTTTGTAAACCAGTAAGACAGCAAGTGTTAATGTATGCTGTTTTAAGCGGTCAAATAGCAGTACCTACTAACTTCTTTCAATACATGAATCAATATTTAAGAGGTGTTTGGATCGGTGATCCAGTTGGAAGCGTAGACCCTATAAAAGATGTAAAAGCAAAAGTTATGGCAATAAACAACAATCTTACAACAAGAGAAAAAGCGACTTCTGATTTAGGAAATGGAGATTTTGAAGCAAATACAGTAATGCTTGAAAAAGAGTATAAAATTCTTAAAGATAGAGGATTAATAATAGAGGAGAGTGAAGTAAATGTTTGATTTAGAACTAAACGGAGAAATAGGATATTGGGGAATAAATTTACAAGATGTAAATTATGAACTTAAAAAACTAAGTGGGAATATAAAAATACTTTTTAATTCTAATGGTGGATCAACAGTAGAGGGAATAGCTATTTTTAATGCTTTTAGAGAGTATAGAAAAAATAAAGGCGATATTGAGATAACTATTCAGAGTATGGGTGCGTCAATGGGTTCATACATACCACTATCAGCAAATAAAGTAATTGTTTATGATAACACGACTTTTATGATTCATAATGCGAGAATTTTTACAGGTGGAGATCAAAACCATTTAAGACATGTAGCAAATACAGTTGAGGGATTCTCAAATATTTTAAAATCTGAGTATATCAGAAAAACTGGAAAAAGTGATGATGATATTCAAACAGCAATGAATGACGAAACTTTTTATTTCGGTAAAGAAATATTAGACATGGGATTTGCTGATGAAGTAATATCAAGTGGTGAAGAAATAGATAAAGAAAGTGCATTGCTAGTTGCAAAAGCTTCATTTGATGAAACAATGAAAAATACTGAAGCAAGAATGAAAGATGAAAAAATAGAAACATACGCTGCAATTTTAAAAGATTACGAAATTAAAGCGGTGGGAACGAACCCATCTAAAAAAGAGCAAATAGAAATTAAATCAAAAGGGGAAAATATGCCAATAAGTAAAGATGATTTTATTGCATTAAAACAATCAGACCCAGAAGCGTTTAAAGCTTTAATAGGTGGGGCAGTAGGTGATGCAGTATCAGCAGAAACAAAAAGAGTATCAGGAATCATGGCGTTAGGTGGAAATCAAGAGTTTACACAAAAAGCTATCGAAGATGGTTCAACAGTTGGAGATAGTGCGATCGCATTATTGAAAGTTAATCAAGAAACACAAGAAAAAGCAAAAACAGACTTTGAATTAGCAGCAGATGAAGTTGATGGGGTAGTACAAGCTAAATCGGAAGATTTAACACCAGAAGCGTTAGCACAACAAGAAGCAGATGATGCTTTATCAAAATGGGGGGAAAAATAAAATGGTAAAAACAATTTCACATGATAATTTAGTAAAAAGAATTGATTCGGATCATGGAATTACATTAACAGGAAGTAAACTATATCCAATCGGTTCAGTTGTAACTTCAACTGACGGAGTAACATATAGCGATGCAGATATTATCTTGTCTACAGTTGCAGGATATAACACTCAAACAGTATATGTTTTAGCTGATGAAGTAGATGCAACATTAGCAGATGCAGCAGGTGTAGGATACACAGGAGAGTTTAACTTAAACAATGTAACTTTACCAGGAACACAAACATTAGCACAAGTTGGTGGAATTTTACAAGCAAAAAATATTATTTTAAAAGATTGGAGTAAATAATGGCAAACGAATTAACTTTTGAAGATTTAAGTAGAAATGTATCTAAATCTTTAGTAAAAACAGAACCAAAACCTAAGATGTTTATGCAGTTTTTTGCAAACAAAGAAAATCAAGATACTGAAATTGTAGAACTTGATAAACAATTTAAAGGTATTAGAGTTGCAGAGTATGTAAATCCTGATGCAGTTGCAGATGGTAGAGAAAAGTTATCTTTCGATAATTACATTTTTAAATTGCCAACAATGCAAGATAGTATTCCATTAACAGCTAAAGAGTTGAGAAAAAGACTTAGAGGTGAAAACATCTACACTCAAAAAACTTACGCAGCAAAAGCAACTATTTTAATAGCAGAGCTACAAATGGAACAAAGAGAGTTTATTGAAAACAAAATGGAACTTTCAGCGATTGAAGCTTGTTTTGATGGTCAAATTGATGTGGTAGGAAAGGGTGAAAATAGAATCATTGATTTTAATAGAAACACGGCAAATACTATCGATTATGGAGCAGGAAATTATTGGAATGAAGCAGGTGGAACTCCAGAGACTGATATTCCAGATATGATTGATTTAATCGGTCAAGATTCATCAAACGCAACTCACTTAATCGGTAGAATCGCAACAATGAGTGCAACAGTTAAAAAACTTGAAGCAAATGATCCATTATCTTTTGAAAGTCCATCTAAAGTGGATAGAGCAATGCTAACTTTTCAATCTTTTGCAGATGTAAACGGTTCTATATTCTACGGAACTTATAAAAATATTGAGTTATGGGGATTTGACGGAAATTTTACAGATAAAGACGGAAATAAACAGAAAAAAGTACCTGAGAAAAAAGTAGTTATGTTGAGTGCTATTAATGACAATAGAGATATTGCCGGATTAGCACCAGATATGGATATTGAATTTGCAAGTTTAAATGGAAATGTAAGAGCTGCTAAAGATTCAAGAAACTTTATTTCTAAACTTACAAAAGAGAAAAAAGTTATTGATGCAGAGGTTATTCAAACAAGAGCACCAATGTTAATTGATGCAAACTCTACTATTGTAGCTACAGTACTATTATAAGGTTAAAGCATGAAAATTATATTACTAAAAAGTACAAAAATCGGGGGGGAATTAGTTCCTCCAGGTGAAGAAGAAATTGAAGTTTCACAAGAGATTGGGGATTCTTTAATCAGTCAAGGTATCGCAAAAGATGCAAATGAAAAAGAAACTGTAATCGTAAAAGATGAAACATTATCTTTAGAAATTGAAGAGCTAGAAGAAGAAAATAGATCAAAAACTTTAGAAATTGATACATTAAAAGAGCTTTTAAAAGTTTCAATAGATTCAGCTAAAGGTACTATTCCAGATGGTGCAGAGACATATGTTGAAATGGATTTAACTAAATAATGCCTAGTTTTGATGATATGCTATCTAATGATCATTTGGGAATGGTTACAGATAAAGAGTTTGGCATAAGCTGTTACAATCGTAATAGCGACCAGACTTTTAATGTCATAAAAACAGATACTTATGTAACGGTTGATGAAAACACAGGTATACCAATCATTGATGATAAGCCTATGTTTAACACGCCCAAACAACATTTAGAAAATGGAATTTTAGTCGATACTATTTTAAATCATGGGGATATTTTAGAGATAGAAAACAAAGTTTTTAAAATTAGAGAAACTAAAAAAGATGGAATAAATGGAATTGATATCTATCTAAAGGATTACAATGTATAAAAAAACAATAATCAGAAAATACTTTCAAGAGTATTTAAAAACTTTAGCAACTCATTTTAATCAAAATGTTTTTTGTGGGAATATAAACCCTAGAATGAAAGATATATCATACCCATTTATCCAAATAGTAAGTGAAAACGATAATGTAGTGGATAATTTAACAGACCATACTATGCGTGAAATGAATTTAGTTATTCATATTACAGTAAAAAACAATGATATAGATGGTACAGATGACTTTATGGAATCGGTTGAGTTAGCAATGTTCCATGTGGAACAATATATGAGTTTATTACTAGATGTGCCTTATGGTTATGTTCCTGTTGATGATGATAATTTTAATCTTTTTGAAAGCGTAAGACTTGAAAGAAGTTTAAATGATTCAAACATTGATTCTAGCTCAGATATAGGTACAGCAGTATTGAGTTACAAAGTAGAATACAATTATGAAAATCCAGTTAAACCACAATCATTTGAAGACTTTGATATTCAAGCGAGTATTGAAAATATGACAATTTTATATAAAGGAGAGCCTATCTATGATAACGCTAGTACTAACTAAAGAAGCATTAGAAGAGGGAAGAGTTGTAATTGATCCAGTAACAAATAAAAAAGTTACGGATAGAGGAGTAAGAGTTAGAAAAATTACATCTTATTGGAGAAATCGAATTACAGATAAAGATGTAGAAATTCAAAAACCTACAGAAAATAAGAAAGTGAGTAAATAATGGAATTTCAAGAAATTGTAAACAGTCCACTACCATTTGTACAAGCTGAATTAATCAAAGCAGAAACTAATGGGGATATTGTTCAAGAGTACACAGGCTTATTTTTCGGACAAAAAACAGCAGATGGAACAGCAACACCAAATGAATTGATAGAGATTTTTTCATATGGTGAAGCTGCTAAAAAATTTGGTAAAACTTCAATGTTAGCTCATGCTATTGATTTGTTCTATAAGGTAAATGAGGGTATATCACATTTAAAAGTTATTCCTTTAGATGATGTCGCAGGTGCGAAAGCTACAGCAACATTGACAATTACTGGAACAGCAACAGCAAATGGAACTTTGGCAGTTTATGTATGCGGAAGAGCTTACAAAATTGCTGTTTTAACTGGAGATACTCCAACAGATATCGGTGATTCGTTAGTAGATGCAATTACAGCAAATGAAACATCACAAGTTACAGCGGTAAATGTAGCAGGGGTAGTAACTTTTACAAGTGTACATGTCGGTACATATGGTAATACTTTAAAATTAAGAGTTAACTATAATTTAGATGATGAAACACCTCAGGGAATTGTATTTGTAGTTATTGATTTTAATGGTGGAACTGGTGACCCTGATTTGGAAACAACTGGAGTTATTACAATACTTGAAGAGAATCAATTCAATCTAATTGTAGAACCATACACAGATAATGCAAACTTAACTTTAATTGATACAGCAATTACGGATAACTTTAAAGCTACTCAAATGCTAGATTCTTTTTGCTTAGTTGCAGTTAATGATACAGTTTCAAACCTTATCACTAAATCTTTAGTTTTTAATAGTCCATTTATCACAATTGCAGATAACTATTCATCTTTAGAGAGTCCATTAGTTCAGATGGCAAGTGTGATGGGTAGAGTTGCAGATATTGCTAGTAATAATCCAGGGGCGAGTTATTTAAATGAAGAGTTACCAGGTGTTTTACCTTTAGAGCAAAGATTAGAAACAGAAAGAAAAGTTTTAGCAGGTGGTGGAATAACGACTTTTAAAGTTCAAGGTTCATCTTTATTGATGGAAAGAACAGTAACAACACAGCAAGTAGATGCAAATGACATATCTATTAATGTAGATGATACTGATTTAAGATTTTGGTTAGCACTATCTTATGTGAGATATTCTTTTGTCGTTGCATTTTCTCAGTATCAAGGTATGAAATTAACGGATGATTCATCAAAAGTTGGTGCAGGTTCAAAAGTTATGGATCCGAACACATACGGAGAAAAACTTAAACTTCATTACAAATGGTTGGTAGAGCAAAAGATAGTTTGTGAAGATACAGAAACTTTTAACGAGTCGGTAGTAGTTATAAAAGATGGAAACAGACTTAATTCACAGTTTGAAATAAATGTGATTAATGTTTTACTACAACAAGCACAACAAATAGAGTATAGGAGTTAATAATGGCAAATGTTAAAGCATTAATTATAAATAATGAAAGATATTCAGTAGTTACACAATCTTTTGAATATAAACCATCTGGGAAAATTAAAACTCCTATAATTGGAGATGATGGAAAGATAATAGACCATAGTACTGAGTTTACAGGGGGAATGATGAAAGGTAAATTTTCAACCCTTAAAAGTGCCAATACTATCAATCTTAGAACAATTACAGATAGTGAGATAATAGCAGAATTAACAAGCGGTATTAATGTAGTAGGTTCAAACTGTACACAAATTGGAGATAATAGTGTAGTTATTTCTGATTCAGTAGTAGAGTTTGAATTTTCAGGCGATATAACAGAAAACTAAAAAAGGATATATGAATGAGTAAAGATTTAACTTTAAAACTAAAAAGACCTATTTTATCTGCAAATGGAAAAGATGAAATTAATGAAATTACAAGAAAAAAAGATGAGGATATTTCAGCAGTTGATTTTCTTGATATGGATTTAACATCAAAATTAAGCAGTCAATTACCTATTATTTGTAATCTTTATAATTTAACAGAAAAACAAGTAGGTTCTTTACATCCAAAAGACTTCATGATATTGGTTTCAGAAGTGGGAAAGTTCATAGAATAGCAAGTGAATATAAGCCAAAAATAGCGGTTATCTTAAAGGTGTTTCATTCGCCTTTGAGTGACTTAAAAAACAAAAGAATAATGAATAATATGTACGAGATGGCAGTAGAAATGTCAAAAAGTGAATAATATTTATTCTTAAAGAGTATCAAAAAGGTACTCTTTTAAAATAGATATAAAGGAGTTAGTTATGAGTTTAGAGGGTGCAAGAGGTACAGTATCAATAATAGACAAAGCAACAGCTCCACTTAGGAATATAGCTAAGTCTTTTATGAATATGGGGAAAAGTGCAAAAGACACAACTAAAGATGTTGATAATAATACTAAAGCACTTGGAAAATTAGCAACCATGCAAAATAGACTAGGTAGAATACAAGCAAATAACCAATATAAAACACGAGACATAGGTAATCAAGCTGTAGGTGTGGTAGCTTTGGGATTAGCTTTTAAAAATGCAGTACAACCAGCTATAGAGTTTGAAAGTGCTTTTGCAGGTGTTAAAAAAGTAGCAAGTGGAACTCCTAAGCAAATAAAAGAACTAGAAAAAGACTTGTTAGGTTTAACAGCAACAATACCTAAAACAGTAGTAGAATTATCACAAATAGCCGAAGCTGGGGCAAAGATGGGATTTGATACTACACAGCTAGTACAGTTTACTACTATTGTAGCAAAAGCTAGTACAGCGTTTGATATATCAGCAGATGAAGCAGGGGCATCATTAGGAAAAATATCATCTGTTCTAGGTTTAGGAATGAATGGACTTTCTGAATATGGGGATAGAGTAAACTTTTTAGCCGATAGTATAGCTGCAGATTCAGCAGGAATAATTGATATTACTAAAAGAGTAGCAGGTGCATATAGTTCTTTAAATCTTGGATTAGGGGATATTTCAGGACTTTCAGCTTTTGCAGATCAAATGAGTGTTAGTTCAGAGATTGGAGCTAGTGCTTTAAATCAAATTATTAACAGATTCAAAGCAACCCAAAGAGGTGCAAAATTATTTGAAAAAGAGGGCGGAAATGCACTTGTAACTTTAGCTAAAGAGTTTAAAAAACTTGACGGATTGGCACGGTCAAAAGCAATTACTAAAATGTTCGGAACTGGCGAGGGTTCACGAATGTTTGAAAAAATGATAAGCCAAACTGAAAAACTTGAAAAAGCTTTAGAGCTAGGAAACTCAAATAAAGCAATAGGGTCAATGACTAGAGAATTTGAAGCGATGTCAAAAACAACAGCTAACTCATTAGTATTATTAACAAATTCAGTAAATAGAATATTTATAACTTTTGGTAGTAAATTAGCACCAACAATATCAAGTATTGCTAAGTCAATATCTGGACTATCGGAACCAATAAGTAATTTTATTGACAATAACGAAACACTTATTAAAACAGTTGGAATAGTAGCAGGGGTAATACTTACAGCAAAAGTAGCAACATTGGCATACACAGCTACAATATGGTTAGTAAGTCCAGCACTAGCAGGATTATCGGCGAGTTTAAGCATAGTAAAAATGGCAATGGTAGCATTTAATTTAGTAATGGCTGCAAACCCAATCGGATTAATGGTAGCAGGAATTACACTTTTAGCAGTTGGAGCTACAGCATTAGTTGCAAATTGGGAAAAAGTAGGATCGTTTTTTAATGGACTATGGGAAAAAATCACAAAGCTAACCGATGCTTTTTCAAAATTAAATGTAGTCGCAGGTGCAAGGAAACAACTTGATAAAACTTTAGACTTTTTCGGACTTGGAAGTGATGAACAAGATACTAATGAAGTATCAAACACAAGCACAAGCGAAGTAATTAAAAATATACAAGCTCAAAACAATATAAATAATAAAGCGGTTATTCAGGTAAATGTTGCAAATGGTCAGACTTCTGTTCAGTCAACAGGAGACTTTGACACAGAAGTAGAAGTTAATAACGGAGTACAGCAATAAATGGCATTCGATATAAAAAAACTAAATAAATCAACTTTTAAAGGCGTACGATTTTATACTAAATCATCTAATAGAAGTGGTGGAAAAAGATTAACAGACCACGAATATATCAATGGTGGTACAAATACTGAAGAAAACGGACTTATAAATAACACATTCAAAATAACCGCTTTTTTTGGTGGAGAAAACTATCTTGAAGAAAAAGAAAATTTTATAAACGCTTTGCAATCTGAGGGTTCAGGAATACTAGTGGATATGTTTCATGGTACAAAAGAAGTATTTTGTAGCTCTTGGAGCTGTGATGAAAAAGTAACAGAGTACGGAAAATGTACTTTTTCTTTAGAGTTTAAATTAAAAACTAATAAACTAGAAGAACAAACTTTAATTATTTACAATGAAGATATATCAAATGAAGCATTTAATCTGCTTAGAGATTCATATAATCCAAATCTAGGTGAAGAGATAATGAATGAGGTAGCAATTGCAATAAATAAAGTTTTTGATTTTGTAGATGATTCTATAAAGTTTTTAGAAGATTCGAGGGATTTAATTCAAGGAATAAAAAGCAAAATAGGTGCAATTAAAACAAAGATGGTATCCAGCGTGTTAAGAGTTGAAAGTTTAATAGATGATATAGTTTCAATTAGTTCAAGCTTTAGCGATATATTATCATTTGATAGTTTTTCAAGCACAGACCAAAACTCACTAGCAAACGCACATCGTAAAATATTAGAAGATTCGTTATTAGGTACTTTTGATAATAGTATTGATGAAGTAGCAAATGAAAACACTAAGGCATTTACTATTGCACTTGTTACTGTACTTATTCAAACAGATATAAAAAATCTTGAAAATGTAAATTATGATACAGGCGATAATTTCGGAACTTTTAAAGATGATATTTTAAGCACTATGCAATTGTTAGAAAATGAAATTCAATCAAATACTACGGATGAAATTGAAATAGGGGAGTCAAGACAAGAGATACTAAAAGCATATCAAACTTCAAAAATAAGCTTTGTAAAATATTATACTCAGCGATACTCTGGACTTCAAAATTTGCAAGATGAAAACATAGTATCTACTATAGATATTGTAAGTCTAACTATTGATAAATATGTGGATATAAATAGAATAGATGAAGTACTAACAAATAATGATATACTTGACCCATTTTTTATAAATGGAAATATAAAGGTATTGAAAAGATGAAAGTTTATCTACAAGTAAAAAATAAACAGTATTTAGGATGGGAAAAGACAACTATAAATAAATCTATGATGTCAATATGTAATAATCTAAGTATGAGTTTAGATGATAGTGTAGGTATAGATATATCAAGCGATGATCTACTAGAAGTGTACAAAGATGATAAAATATTTTTTACTGGATATTTAGATAGTTATGAACATGAAACACAATCTAAAGTCAAACCTTTAAAAATAACTGCAAGATCAAAAGCTATGGATTTAGTGGATTGTAGTATTTATGAAAATAAAGAATATAATAAATTAACAGCAGAACAAATTATAAAACAAATGATAAAACCTTTTAATATAGAAGTATCTACAAATTTAAAATTAGAGCCGATTGAAACATTTAGCACAAAAGTAGGGGAAACATACTTTAACGCTATAAATAGACTATGTAAACAAGTAAATATATTACCAATATCAGATGAAAGAGGAAATATAAAACTAATAAAAAATAGTAATATCGCACAATCTGAAACACTAACAGATAATAAGTTTTTAGGTTTGAAAATAAAAAATATATTTAACAATAGATTCAGTACATACACATACAAAAAAGAATCATCTTCACAAGAAATTCAAGATGGTACAGTAGAAGATGGTGAGATTAAAAGATTTAGACCATTTTTGGAAGTAAACACGGAAGATAAGAGCAATAAAGATTTAGCAGAATGGAAAAAAAATAACTCTTTAGCTAAGTCAATAAGTATAGATGCAAAATTTGAAAGTTGGGATTTTGATATAAATACTATTCATAAAATTGATACAAAAAAAGCAAAAGGACAATTTTTAATAAAAGATATACAGTATTCAAAAGATAATAGTGGTACAATATCTAAAGTTAATTTTGTGGATAAGGATTTGTTTAATGTTCGATGATTTAATAAAACCATTTAAAGAAAAATTAGAAAATCTCTTAAAATTTGGATCACTAAAAAGAATAACTGGATCAAATGGAAAACTACAAAATGCACAAATTAGTACATTGCGAGGAATCGAAAAAGCGGTTAAAATGGGACAATTTGGATTTAATTCAAAAGCTCCAAATGATTCAAGAATAGTAGTAGCAAGAATCGGTAACGAAAATGTAATTATATCAAATGAAAAAATAGATAAGATAATTGATATATCACAAGGCAACACGATAGTATATAATGAGATGGGAAATTATGTAAAAGTAGAAGATGATACCATTACATCAAAAGCACCAAATGTTATACATAATTGTGAAAACTTTACAATAAACGCAACATCAAAATTTACAGTAAATAGTCCGCTAAGCGAATTTAGTGATAATGTAAATGTGATTGGATTATTAAGTGCTAGTGCATTTAGCGGTTTAAATGGTGGAAATATGACAACTAATGTAAATATAAATACAACTGGAAATGTGGTAGCTAATGATTTAACAGCAAGCGGAAAATCATTTTTAAATCATACGAATAATGGTTATCCAATAGATTAAAAGGTAAAATATGGATATTTATATAAAAAAACAAGATTTAGAATCAGATATATTTTTCGATGCAATAGTATCTAACAACACACTTGAAAAAGATGACACTTACATAACAGCTAGTTTGATGTGTATATTTACAGATGGCAGCAAGTCTCAAATAGGAACTCAGATAGATGGCTCAATTTTAGGTAACAAAAACTACAATATTAAAAAGTTAAGTGTAGACAATATTAAAAATTATGAAGATGGCATATTAGAGTGTTTGCAATGGCTAATAGATGATAAGATAGTTTCAACTATTGAAATAGAGACTGAAAAAAGCGGAAATTTATTAAAAGTAAGAATAATATTCAATGGAAATGATGAAAGTTCAGATAATTTAATTTTTTCGTTAGATGAAAATTTAGACATTTTAAATTAAATTTGCTATAATGAAAAATCAAAAAAGGGAAAAGTAACATGTTAAACATAGTGCAATTGAAAGATAGAATATATCAAGACTTCATATCATCATTTAAAAATGCGATAACACCATTAAAAAAATCTTTTTTTGAACAAATGTCAAACTCATTGGCAGGTACTTTTTTACTTTCATACATCTATTTAAACAATATATCAAAAGATTCATATCTTACTAGTTGTACAGATGATAGAGTGCTTGATTATTTTGCACCACTTAAAAATATTACATTAAAATTAGCAACTGTATCAGTAGGGCAAATAAGACTTTTTGGGAATGATGGCGATATTGTACCAACTGGAACAACTGTAATTTATAACAGTTTAGAATACATAACTACTGAAAATGGGACAGTAGCGAATGGATTTGTAGATATTAATAGTGAATCAGTAGGAACAGGATCAGTCAATAATACACTTTCTAATATAGATATGTTTTTAACAGAGGAAGTGCCAGGCATAGATAATAAGTGTCTTTCGGTTGCAGGATTTGGCGGTGCGATAGATGATGAATTAGTAGAATCGGTTCGAACACGAACTAAACAAAAATTTGCAACAGCTACAAACATAGATAATGACAACTATTACAAATCATTAGCTAATGAAGTTCCAAATATAAAAGCTACTTTTATATCATCTCTGAAAAATGGAAAAGGTACATTTGGAGTAACTGCATTAGTTCAATCAGGTAATGGAGTACCCACACAAACAGATATTGACAATATAGAACAATATTATATTGACAATGAAGCAATACCAACTTATGTGGAATGTGAGTATTTTATACCAACTATAGTTACTCAAGACTTAGATATTTTATTAGCGGTAAATTCAGATGAAAACAAAGCAAAAATAACACAACTCACAAAAGATTATTTATACTTGTTTCAAAAACCAAACACTACTTTTGTATTTAGTGGATTAGCTACTTATTTACAGACTCAAGGAGCTAGACTCACAAATGTACCGAGTGTAACTTTAGCAGATAATGAAGTATTAGATTTAGGTACTATCACATGGCTCTAAAATTCAAAAGGATTTTAAAAAAGTTTTTACCAGTTGGTAAATTTTGGGAAAGCCAGGAAGAAATTGACACTATTTTAGATGCCGAATCAAAAGAGTTTAAGAGACACTATGACTTATCAACAAAGTTTTATAATGAGTATAATATAGTTGAGAGTCACGAATTGGCAGATATTCACGCTAGAGATTATTTAATAGTTGATGGATTATATTCAAAGCAAGAACTACAAAGGATAATAGTAGAATATCTAAATAAAGATTTAGGCATTAAAGAAATTATAGAAGATTTTGCGAATTTTATAAATGTACCAATATTTTTTGGAAATCCTCATCAACCTTTTATTTTCGGACAATCAAAATTTGGGGATCAATTCGGAGATAAAGATAATCCGGGAATAATGGAGTTGCTAATAAAGTTCAATAGTTCAGTGACTTGTTTAGAATATAATAAGGTTGTATGGCTATCAAAATATTTAGCACCTCCATATTTAGAAGTTACATTCTCAGCTATCCCAATAAATAGTGATGATTTATTTACTTTTGGAAGTTCAAAATTTGGGGATAAATTTCGAGATATTGAAGTTTGTGAATTAATAAATTAAAAAAGGAAGAATATGCAAAAAGGAAAAATAGCAAACGGAGCTAATCCAGATGGTACTGTAAATGATGAAACTGTTTATGTTCCAGAATCATGGAACGATAACATAGGTAACTTATTTGAGCTTGTAGAAAATGCAGGATACTCACTAATAGATGATGACTTATCGCAAATAACAAAAGCAACTAAAGGATTATATAATCCAAATTTCACATACAACACAAGTGCAATAGTTTCACAAACAGTTAGTGATGTAGTTCGTGGTAGTGATGGTAAATATTATGAAGCACAAAATGACGGATTTAGTGGAGATGATCCAGTGGTGAGTGTTTCGGGGAATTGGACGGAGGTTGCATTTGATTCAGGGGCGACCGGTTTATCTGTTTCAAGCACAGCACAAGCACAAGAAGGAACAGATGACACTACCGCAATAAGTCCTTTAAAGCTAAGAGATGGTTTAAATGCAACTGGTTTAGCACCCATATATGCTTGTAGAGCTTGGGTAAATTTTGATGGTACTGGAACAGTTGCTATTAGAGCAAGTGGGAATGTTAGTAGTATTACTGATAATGGTACTGGTAGATATAGAGGAAATCTTATAACAGCAGTACCTGCGAATAGCGCAGTTTTAGATGGTGGAGCATCCTTAGTGGGATCTGATTGTGTAGTCAAGACCTTTCTCGAATCTACGACATCGATAAATATTGAAGTAGATACATCGAGTGGAGCTAATATTGACCCGGCGTATGTTGCTTTTGCAGTTATAGGATAAAAACAAGGAAAATAAAATGAGAATAATATATAGAAATACAGATAATTCAGTAGGAGTTTTAATTCCTACACAAGAAGCAATAAATATGATTATTGATGCAAAAACAAAAGATTGGGACAGTCCTTTTTCTTTAAATGAATCATTGTTAATAATTGCAGAGAAAGATGTTCCTAAAAACTTGCCTTATTGGATAGTGTCAGTTTCAGATATACCAACGGATAGAACAGATAGGGATAGATGGACGCTTGATGGCACAGAGGGCGACCCTGATGGTTTTGGAGGAGAGTCTAACGAGTTTACGGATGAACAACTAAAAGAGTTCTATAATCAAGGAGTTATTAAATGATTAAAGTGAGAGAATTAACCGAAGAAGAAAAAGCACAAAAAATAAATGATGACAAGTGGGCGGAATATTATGAATTTAGAGATAATCTAACTATTGATATTGAAATAGATGAAAATACAACGCATAAATATAATGCAAATCCATCCTCATTGATTGAAATTGACAGGATTTCTAAGAGTCCATACCTTTTAGAAGTAAAAGAGATAAAATGGCATGAGGATTGGGGGGAATTTATGACAAATAAAGTAGAATTAGAAAAAGTTATTTTAGAATTTGATAGACTTTCTCAAAGTAAACTTAATGAAATTTTCGGAGTATAAAATGAGAGTAATAGCAACACAAACAAATGATGATTTGGGGTTAATAGAAGAGCAAGAATTTATATCGACAAATGAAGATTTAAAAGCGATTTATTTAGAGTTTGGATATGTAAAACCTTATGATGATACAAAAGTTTTACCACCAAAAGGATTGAACGATTATGAACTTAAATCTTACCCAAAAGATAGATTTATAATAAAAGATGGTAATATGTACAAATCAAATACTGTTACGAGCGATACTTTCGTATTGTCTGAATGGGATGTAAAGATACAAGGATCATAAAAAGTGGAAACAGTATATATCAATCTACTAAACTATTCATTGCATATAATATTATTAATAGTTAAACTAGTTTTAATTTATGGACTTATTAAAAAAATAGGAATACACACATCTTCAAAAAATAGAACGATGATAGTGTATAGTCCTTTAGTGTTATTGATTGCATTGTTTACAATAATTTATACACTTAGTGAAGTTATGTTTATAAATGTTTTCGATAAAGGGATTGATTTTTATTATTACGAATTTATTGCAATGATAGATCAAATAATATTAACATCGCTAGTTATAGCAAATCTAACAAAAGGAGAGTCAAATGGCAAAAACTAAAACAAGAACAGGCGGAAGAAAAGCACCAGTTAAAAAAAGAACATCAACACGAACAGGAAAGAGATAGCATTATGGAACCAGGCGGAGAAAACTATGATTTATTTTTTAACATAATTGTGGTAATTTCTGCCATACTTTCGGCATTTATTACGGTTAGAGTAACTTTAGTCCAATCTGAAAAAAGATTAACTAAATCAGAAACAAACATCACAAAATTAGAGAGCGAAAACGCTAGCTTAAAAATGGAAATACAATCAAAAATTTCTTATGAACATGCAGATAAGAGATATGTTACAAAAGAAGAATTAAATCTACATTTAAAAAATGTAGAGCTTCAAGTAAAAATATCAGTAGATAAAACAAATGAAGTTTTAGAGATAGTAAGAAGCATAAGCAAGAGTAAGTAAATGATAAAGATGGATATTACAAAGCAATTAGATCAGTTTAATAAAATGCACTCATCTATGAACTTTTTAATATCTAAATCAATGAATAATGTAGCTTTTCAAAAATCAAGAAAAGAAGCTCAAAGACACATGAGAAAAGAGCTTGAAATAAAAAATAAACAATTCGTATATCTTAAGACTTTTCGTGTAAAAAAATCTCACAAAAATAATTTGGAAGTAACACTATTTCACATTAAGGAATCTTTGAAACTTCAACAATTCGGAGGGGTGGAAAATGCAAAAAGTGGAAAGATGGCTATTCCTATACGAAAAAATTTTGCTAAGTACGCAGGTGTTTCAATGAAAAAAGAAATACCAGATAGCTTAAATATTAATACAGTAATGAAAAATGCACCACGAAGTAGAAGTCAAGCAACTTATGAGAGTAATGGAGTAAAACCATTTATAGGTAAAAAGGGAGTATATATAAGAACTCAAAGCGGTTTGAGATTATTATATGTATTTAAAGATAAAGCTACTCACACTAAAAAATTATTAGACTTTCAAAAAGTTATAGAAAAATCTTTTAATGACAATTTTAGTGAAGAGCTAAACAAAAATTATTTAAAATTGATAAGGGATTAATATGGCAACACAAAACATAGGAAGTGGCTCACAAACAAAAGAATGGGTGTTAGCCTGTGAAAGTGATGAAAATTGTGAAATAGAATCATTACTTGGCGATGTATCATTTATTGAATCGGAACTAATTCCAACTACACAAACAGAAGAAAATAATATGTGGTTTAAGGAATTTATTCCTAGAATATTCAAAGGAAATGGAGTAACTAGATTATGGGTATTTATAGACAATAGAAATAAGCTAAGAAAAAGACCAAACTTATCAAGTGTCGGAATAACACTAAACGATTTATATAATAGTGGACTACAAGCACCATTTAATAGAATAAGAGTTGTTCAGGCTCAAAAGCTTTTCGACAACCAATTGCAATATGACGATCAGCCAGTTTTTTGGGATCAGGAAATAATAGGAACAGCATCAACATCGCACGACCCTAATAATAGTGCTGATGATTTAACGGTTATCGCAGCTGGGGATAAAATAATTAGACAATTAAAAGAATATCAAAGGTATCAGTCAGGAAATGGGCAAGTTATTAAAATGACATACACTCCTGATATAAATAGTGATGAGATAGAATTTGTATTACGTTCAAGTAGTGGAGCTTTTGATGGATCAACTCCTGGTGTACCTTTTGATAAAATAATACCGAGAAGCGAATGGAATTATGATAAGCTTGATGGTAATGGAGTAAGTGGAATAAATCTAAACCTAGATAAATCAGAAATATTCTTGCCAGATCTGGAATGGCTATCGGTTGGAACTGTTAGATTTGGTTTTGATATTGCAGGAAAATTTAGGTTGTGCCATGCTATGCACAATGCAAACGAAATAAGAGGTGCTTATATGTCTACTGCAAATCTTCCAGCAAGACATTTAATAGAAAGAGTAGGTAACACTATCATTCAAGAGGTGGGATATAATGACCATGCAAATGGTGTGATTGTTAGATATAAAGCGAATAATCAAACCCAAGGAACACTTAAACAAATATGTACTGCAATTGAATCAGAGGGCGGACTAGAGGAAGAGTCAGGATTTCCTTTTAGTGGTGGGGCAGGTGCAACTTCTATTATATTAGCATCGGGTGCTTCATTTATTGCTGCTGCACAGCATCAATTATTATTTAATGGTATTGAAAACAGAGCTAAATATATACCTCAATTAGCAGTAATTTCTTCAACAGATGCCCCGATATTTGTAGAGTACATATATAATCCAGAAGTAGTAGGTGGTACGTTTGTTCCTGTAGTGGGTGATAAGTTCAACTCTATTATGGAAAGAAATACAACTGCGACATCATTAGTTGGTGGGAATGTTATTTTTAGCGAAACTATTATAGCAAGTGTAGGTGGTGGGAATAGACCATCAGTATCAGGTAGTTCAAAAACTACATTAGTATCTAAATTACCATTTGGCATAGGAATAAATGGAGATACTCCGATACCTTTTGCAATAAGAGTAACTAATATAAACGGAACTACAACAGAGTTGTATTATAGTTTTGAGTGGAAGGAAATCAGATAATGGCTAAAATAAGAACAATAGAAGATATTAATATGAGAGTATTAATAGATGGTGTAAATACGATAGTTGATATACCAAAGGATAGTTTTATAAAAGTTTCGGAAGAAATGGCAGTTTATTTTTGTAATGAAGATATTGAACAATTATCAGCAAAAGAACAAGTGGAACATAAAAGAATTAAACACGCTGTTAGAACTGGTACATTTAGTTTAGATAATTTAACTAAAGAACATTTAGATTATACACATTTATAAGAATGGTTTAAAATTTTTGAGATAGAATTTAATAAAAATAAAAAAGGAAACAAATGATAGCAACAGCAATAATATCGGCAATACCATCATTAATTAAACTATTTAATTCAGATGATAGAAAAGAGGGAGTTAAAGAATTAACTCAAACAGTAGTAAACGAAGCGTCAAAAAAATTAGGTGTAACACTAAATACAAAAGATGATGTGCTAAAACACCTGGAACAAAATCCAGAACAAGCTATAAAACTTAGAGAAATTGAAACTAAACATATTCAATCTATTATGGAATTACAATTAAAAGATGTGCAAAGTGCTAGAGAAATGAATTTTAATATACAATCATCTAAGGATTGGCTAGTTAGAAATACTGGAAGTTTAATAGCTATGTTTACTGTTCTTTTTGCTGTAGTTCTTGATATATACATATTATATAAAGCGTTTAATAGTGGGATAGCAACACTAAATCCAATAGTTACGCTAATAGCAGGTAATGTAAGTGCTAGAGCTGGTCAAGTGTTAAGTTTTTATTTTGGAAGCTCTAAAGAATCAGCAGATAGTAAAAGAATAGTCTAGATATACTAGCATATTGATTTTTTAAAAGGATAAATAGGTATAATAAGGAACAACTATAAGCTTTACTGGTAAAAGAGAGGACTGTTAAGCCTTTGTATGTAGGTTCGATTCCTGCTGGTTGTTATTTAAAAAGGCAAGTAAATTAATACTTGCCTTTTTTATTTATTAGTCTGCAATCTTTTTATCAGATGCAAATATTAAAATAGTAGATAAAGTCCAAATACCACCTATTAAAAAATAATCCATATATACAAAACCAAGTATAATAATAATCCACCATAATCTAAATAAATATTTTATTAAAAAATGATGTTTAGCTTTATTTTTATTTTCTTTAGTTTTATCAAAACAAAGAGATATAGAAGAAATTAAAAGCATTATTGAAAAAATATAAATAATAAATAATGCAATATTTTCAATGCCTTCAATTTTTAAATAGAGTCCAAAATATTGAAGAGTGTTTATAAAAAAAATAATAAAAACAAATTTTAAAACATTTGTCATAATAAATCCCCTACCTTAAAATAACAATCTTTAGTATCTCTATCCCATTTTTCACGAGTAGCAGCACCGCTCCCATTCCAATGAACTTTATAATAATCCCACATACCATCATCATCTAAAGGTATTTTTTCAACAACAAATCTGTATCTCATTCTACAAAGAAATATACTAGAATTTGGAATACATCTTAAATCTTCATAATGCAACATTGATAAGGGGAATCCAAAATGTTTTTTAAATAACTCTCTATCTTCTTTATATTTTTTATTTTCTAATTTTTGAATGATCCAAAGAAAAGTTTTTAAATCTATTTGAGCCACGCCCTCGCCATACTCTTTAGAATCATCTTTAAAATTACCTAAATGTGATTCGTGTCTAATTGTTTTTTCTAGCAATACTTTATCACTATTATCATTCTTTTTGCCCCATATATCACATACCCACTCGATACCATGCAATACTTGCATATCGCTAGTTATTCCGTATTGTTCTATTCTTTCTTTTTTAGTTAGCATTTCGATTCCTTAATATTTAAATAAATCATACATTTTTTCACTTCCGTAGTGACCTTTGATTATTTTAAGCACTTTATCTAGTGGCAATTCATCATCAGAAATATTATTATCTTTACAAAATTGATTCACTCCAAATTCACAAGCACCTGTTAATAGTCTATATTCATTTTTAGATACAGTATTTTTGTTTTTAATTTCAGATACTAATTCATCTAAATTTAAATTATTTTGAAGATATTTAAAATTAACAGATTCGATTGCTTGTTTTATAGTTTCGCCATGTGAAAAATATCCATCACGTTCAGCAATAATACATTTTGGCATATCATTTAAAGCAACACCTTTAAAATATTTTGCTTTATATATTGTAAAGTCATCTTTTTGTTTTGATGAGTCAATTATCATTGTAAATCCGTCTATATATTTAAGTTTTAATTTTTTACCTAAATAGTTTAAAGTAGTACAACTTCTTAAATCCACACTCCCTTGATTCTCAAACTTAATCCCATCAGGTAAAGTAGTACAACTTTCTAAATACACATTTCCTTGATTCTCAAACTTAATCCCATCAGGTAAAGTAGTACAACTTTCTAAATCCACATTTCCTTGATTCTCAAACTTAATCCCATCAGGTAAAGTAGTACAACTTCTTAAATCCACATTTCCTTGATTCTCAAACTTAATCCCATCAGGTAAAGTAGTACAACTTTCTAAATACACATTTCCTTGATTCTCAAACTTAATCCCATCAGGTAAAGTAGTACAACTTTCTAAATACACACTCCCTTGATTCTCAAACTTAATCCCATCAGGTAAAGTAGTACAACTTCTTAAATCCACATTTCCTTGATGTGTTATAATTATTTCACTATTCTTTTTGTAATATTTATATCCGTTATCTTTTAATAGCTGAATAAAATCTTTCTTTTTCATATTAAATCCTTTTAATTTTTATTTATTATTACATAAAACAAACCTATCTAAACAATTTTTAATAAAATTCATAGATAAATTTAATTTTATGTTACTTTTTGTTATACTTTCATTCTATTTAGTCGTAGGGTTAATTATATAAAGCCATATATCCAGTAGCAAATTAATTTTTGTATGTGGTATGTGGCTTTTTTAATGCTATAGCCTAACTCACAACATCTAATTATCTCTTGTTCTAGTTCTAGTTCTAGTATATCTACTATCTTACTATTTAACTCCCTAATATCCCTTAATCCATCGATACTCTTACTATAAAATAATGTAACAAACTTACTAATAAATTCATTAACATCTTTACGTAATTTATTATAAAATCTATAAGCTATCCTATAAATCTTTTGACTATATTTATCAGCACTCATATTATAAAATCTAACTTGTTTACCTAAATGTTTCCTAATACCTTTTTTTGCATTTTCATTCGCCCATAGTTCCACATCAGATATATCTTTTCTATAATCTTTGATAACATAATCATAATTCTTATTCTTATATTCAGGTAATGTAATTTTACATCGTAAGTTATTTAATGAGAACTTTTCAATAGTCTTTTTATATATGGTATAAACTTCATCAATATTGGTGGAATTTGACGGAATAGAACGGACAAACGAGGGAATAGAAATATTATTAGCATTATTAAACCCTTTAGTTATGGGGTTCTTGTACTCTATGTGCCTATTATCATCACATTCTGTCATATTTTGTGTATTGCTTTTAGTCCATACCTGTATATGCAAATGAGGATTATTTCTTTTTGAGCCTAATTCTATATTACTAAAGTATTTTATCTCACTACTAGCATTATTAAACTGTTTAGCTATATATGTGCGCAACTCTACAAGATAAGCAGTTTTAGAGTACTTACCTTGAATAATAGCGTTATTTATTTTAGATGGTATGGTAAATGTAAGCATAGTTTTATTATAGCTACTGTACTTTTCGCACATAGCATAATATTTGTGTCTTATATTGGCATACTTTAAACGATAATTTCTAATCTTATCTTGTTTAGTATATGCTTTTTTTGACATAGGAATAGTGTTGGAGTTTTTAGAATCCATTAAATAGCTTATATAAAGGGTTTGGTTAAATGCTAAGAATCAAACAGAGAAGGTATTTTATCAAACTCTTTAATATTTCTTTTAGTGCATATTTCTAGCATTTTATTAATATTGATAATAATTGAGCTACCATCGTATTTAGAATACTCTCCAGTAGGGCAAGGGATATATTTATTAATAAGTTTTTGACCTAATACATTCTCTTCTATAAGTATATTATTAAACTCTTCATCACTTATATTAAGATTATGATCTTTTACAAATCTGTGAACATTGCAGAATTTATCATCGCCACTATTTGCATAAGATTGTCTTTTGTTTTTTTCTATTTGTTTTTGAGATTCTTTTAGTTGATTTTCTTTTGATCTTAATTGATTCTCAAAGTCTAATAGTTGAGTTTCTGAAAAGTCTAGTTTTAATTGATTTTGTTGTTTTTTCATTTTAGAAAATTCTTTTACTACTTCTAATTTGAATTTTTTAATAACTGGACTGTTTCTCATAAGTAGTAATAAAAACATTGTTTGTTCTTCATTAAGGTTAGTTTTATTCTGCGATTTTAAATCGTACTCTTTAGTTATGCTTAAACCAAGTTCATTAAATTCTTTTTTATGTCTAGTAATTAAATCTCTTAATGATTTTACATTTTTACCACTATACTTAGCAATACTATTAATATTTGCTACTAGTTGATTATCGTTTAATAATACGATATCTTTCATAATTTCTTTCGGAACAATAAATTTTAAGGCTAAAGATTAACGGCGTCCTACTTCTGCTAATCTTATAAATAAAATACCTTTAATAAACGCCCTTATCAAGCGATAAGGACTTGCAGAACTAGGACGCTCATTAAAAGTATCATATAAGAAAATAAAAAGGATTTAAAATACTTAAAATTTTCTTTGTTTAAAATTGTAACAAAATAAAACTTAATTATTTACTTTTTTGTAAACTTTCGTAACATTTATCACAAATAATTACATTTTCTTTTGTTTTAGGGTGTATTTTAATAGATAACTCGCCATCGTATTTATAAATACAAATACAACAGCAAGAGTTACGATATGTTTTAATTTCATCAAGCACTTTTTAAAACCATTTTATCCCATAAATTAGAATCTATATTAGAATTATCAATGCTTTTTATAAAATTCTCATTTTTTTGTAAATTAACTTTTATTTTTCCTTGAAAAACATCACATTCGTAATAAGCAAATCCACCATCAATAGAAACACAGTTAATATTATCTAAAGTTAAAACATCAATCTTTTTTACTTCTTGAAATTTAATAACTTTAGATTTCCCATCGTGTTTAATAATTTGCCAAGTAGGATTTTCAATATGATACATTTTTGAGTAAATTTCAAAATCTTCATCACTTTGTTGATCCATGAAAGCGTACAATTCTGATACGCTTTTAAATGTTAGTTTTTGTTTTGTTTTATAATTTATCATTTTTGTTCCTAAAATAGTTTTTGCTGTTCAGCTTTTTTTACAAATCGTTTAGGAACATCTTTCATATTTAAAGTAGCTTGTTTAAAATAACTATCTTTTAATTCTATTCCTATAGCTTTTCTACCCATAGATACAGGACTAAACACCTCGCTACCTACACCCATAAAAGGAGTCAATACAACCTCATCAGGATTAGAATATAATTCAACAATTCTATCAATAACATCTAACTGTAAAGGATGTACATGTTTTTCGTCGTCATCTTCTTTACAGTCTTTAAAAGGCAATACATTATCAATTCGGATATCATCCCAAACACTAGAAGCATAACGCTGCCAAATATAATGATTAAGTTTTGTAATTTTATTATCTTCATTAATGCTATTTAAATGATCCCATAATTCAACTTCATTCAAATCTGAATTATTAGCATTATTCCAAGCTCTTAAAATATTTGGTAAAATAGGAATTTCACCGGCGTAGTGATTAATACCGCACGGATGCGTAACAGGCACTTTATTATCTCCTTTTTTAGTAAATATTAAAACATAGTCAGGCATTGCAGTAAAACACTTTGTACTATCTTCTACTATAAACTTGTGCATTAAAGACTGTACCATAGTTCTCATCCTAACTTTTAAAGGCTCTTTCCAAACAGTAATCTTATTTCTATATTCAAATCCATATTTTTCATGTAGTTTAATTATCTCATGTGGAAAATCCCATAATCTACAAGTATTATCAAATACATCTGTACAATGAACAGCGTTTATTCTTCCTGATTTAGTAACTCTAGCCATTTGAGAAACTAAAAACTCATACTGTTCTAAAAATTGATCTTTAGATTCACAGTTGCTCATATCTCTAGGATCTGAACTATAATTATATAATCCTGCAAAAGGTGGGCTATAAACACTTAAATCAATACTTTCATCTTCTAAAGTTTGGATAACTTCCATACAATCGCCATTGTATATAGCGTACTCATCTGTTACTACTTGATTTTTTACAATATGATTATTGGTAATCATAATCTCTTTGACAGAAGGAATACCCATATCCATTTCGGACACAGTATTATATCCATTATCTTTAACTTTTGATTCCAGATCATTATGTATTTTTTTTGCTTCTTCAATTTCCATTTTATATCCTTAAAATTTTGGTTTTATTATTTCTATTCTTTTTTTAGCTACATCAGCCACATACTCACTATTTACATTACTTACTAAATTTTGGTAAAGCTCTTGTGCTTTTTTAGTCTTTTGGTATAAAGCTTCCATAACTCTAGTCATCCCCTCACTAGTAACAATATCAATATTTACATCATTTTTTTGACCAAATCTCCAAAAACGCCTTAAAGCTTGATAATATTGTTCATAACTCCAAGTAGGGAAAAATACAGAGTGGCTGCAATGTTGCCAGTTAAGCCCCATACCAGTCATCTTAGCTTTAGTAATAAGTCTTTTAATTTCTCCATCTGCAAAAGCTTTTAAAATCTCCTCTTTTTGTTCTATAGATTGACTTCCTATGATTTCAACAGCTTCACTATCTAAACCTTTTAATATTTTACTTTCTGAATTTGTATTACACCAATAAACAGAAGTTTTACCACTTGCTAACTCTATAGCCTTTTCGCTTCTTTGTTGTTCTGTTAGTTTTTGCTCTTGTCTTACTTCAGTCATGGTCTTAGCGATAACAGGAAATAAACTACCCATATCATAATGATTATTATTTTTAATGATATGATTATTAGTAATAAGTTCAGGTAAATTATATCTATCGTCACTAAATCCTAAATCAGATGGTTTTTTAACCATTATAGACCAAGTATTTACCCATTGGAAAAAAGCTTTTTCCGCATGAGGTTTTAAATAAAACTTTTCCCCTATATTTCTATTATTAGAATCAACACTATTTTGATTGTTCTTAAAAAACTTTGTTAGCATATCCATATATCCCATATAGCCTAAAGCTTCACTACTTGTACCTAATTCTATAAAGTCATTAGGTGAAGGTGTTGCAGTTGTTAAAAATCTATAAGGAATCTTTTTAACAAAACTTGTTATCTGATTTTTAATTTGACCTTTAAAGTTTTTGAGAATAGAACTTTCATCAAGTAAAACACATTCAAAATCATTACTATTTAATAAGTGCAATCTTTCATAATTACAAATTACTATTTTTTTAGTATGCTTACCATCTTTAGTATACTCAATATCATCAATTCCAATATCAATAGCTTCATTAATAAACTGAAAGGCAACAGCTAAAGGAGTTAATATCAAAACTTTTTTATTAGTCTTTAATACTATGTTATTAGCAATAGTTAAAGATATTCTAGTTTTTCCTAGGCCAGTATCTGCAAAAATACCAATACGCCCTTTTTGAATAGCCTTAGTAACTATGTATTCTTGAAAATCAAATATCTGTTTTGGAATCCAAATAGGATCAAATCCATAATTGAAAGAACTATGTTTTTTAGATTCTATAAATTCATCATAATTCATTTTTAAACTTTCCGACAATAAAATAGTAAATAAGATTAATGAGGGTCGAATTCGTTAATCGGTTATAAAATTTACTTTAACCAAAAGGCTATAAAGATATAGTCTTTCAATTCCTAGAATTTCGACCCTCTGGTTAAAATAAATTGTTTTCGTAATAAAACTATATCATAATTTTAAAACATTTAATCAAATTTGACTAAATAAATAAAAAATATTTATTTAGTGTTACTTTTAGTTATATTTTCTTTTGCCTCATCCCATCTTTTTTGATTTTTCTCTCTCATATTAAACATAGCTAATATTAATTCACTTTTAAACTTATGGTTTGGTGGGTTTACTGTACTTCTTACGCTCATATTATTTCCTTTTCTTTTTATTGATTTTTCTACTTACTGAATTTTTCTTATTAAGTACATTAAAAATACTATCGACACAATCTTGATATAAAATAACTTCAGTATTTTTTATTCTAGTTCCGCCCATAAAAGATTTAATCTCATCTTTTCCTAAATGATTAGATTTCATAAAAATTTTTATTGAGTTTTGCAATTCTGATATATCAAAATTAATAGTTTTTTCAACACTTAATCTTTGAAATACAATAATAGCAAATAATAAAGGAATGTGCCTACCATCAAAGAACTTATTATATACTCTGATAATATTTCCATAATGTTTTTTAGCATTAATAAAATATGCAGGGATTATTTTAGTTTCTAAAAATTCTCTAGTACAATTATTATCTTCACAAAATTTTATAAAGCTTAATCCTATTTCACGGACATTTTCTCTATCATTTGCATTATCTATAACAACTTTGCCAATTCCATCTTGTAGGAGCTTTTCTGCTTCAATTAGTATTCTATGACAATAAGATAATAAACATCTAGTATTTAAGTGTAATATTTTATTCAAAATACATTACCTCGCTATCATCATCTTTAAAGCTATTTGCAAATTCTTCATCTGAAAATTCTTCAAGTGGCGAAAAGTCTGTGCATTTGTAATATTCCATAGTTTCATCTTCTGGAGTAATTTCAACAAATTCAACAGATGGATTACTGCAAGTTCCTAATAAAAGACGGTTTTTACTTGTTAAATCTCCATAACTAAAGTTAGGATGCAACCATCTACACTTTTTACATTTTTCATTATTTTTCATTTAATCAGTCCTAATTTGTTTTCTTGGATTGTGTCGATTATTTCAACTCTTTGAATATAGTCTATGTGCATAACAAAGTTTATTTTCATCTTGCTTTCAACCGATTTGAACTCTAAGCACTTTAAATCTTTATTAAATAAAAAATATCCAATCTCTCTTATTATTTCATTTCTGTATCGATAGTCTTTCCATTCAAGTTTTACAATACTACTATCAGCATATATCTTATTATTGTTTATATCTTTTAAGCCGATGTAGTTAAAATACTTATTATCCCCAAAACCATTAAAACTATTTATTGTCCCATTTTCATTAAAAGACATATACATAGTAACATCATTAACAAATTTCTTTTTAAAACCATCCCATACTATAAATTCATTCATCTCTATCTCCTTTTTATTTAATTAAAACTCTAAAGAATGTAGTAATATTATGTTTTTTGCTTTTTGCAAGGACTCCCACCTTTTTATAATATCCTACTACACTCATTACAATTTTAAAACCTAGTCAAATAAACAAACCAAAACATAAAGCGGATTCTTTATGAAAAACAGGGAGCTATTCACACCACCTGCAAAAAATACTATAATTTATTATGCTAATTTGACTAAAGTTATACACAAAAAAGAATACTATTATCATACTGATTTATGATAATTTATTTATAAATAAAAAGAAAATTTGTTCTTCTTTTTGCGTATATAAATTATTGCATAAGTAAAAATCAATTGCAATACTATTGTAAGAATTTGTAAAAGAATTTACTTATGTGTTACTATTTGGAACTTTTAGAAAGGTATTTCATCAGAATTAATATCTATTTGAGGAATATTATTATCATATCCATTTCTATTATCCATCATTTGATTACCTTGATTAGCATATTGTTGGTATTGTGGATCATTTTGCATTTGTTGATTTGGTTGGCTATGGCTTTGATTATCTTGTTTACTATCTAAAAACTTAAATTCTGTTACACTTAATATGTGTCTGCTTCTATTTGTTCCATCTTGTGCTTTCCATTGCTGAAATACTAGTCTACCCTGAATAAATACCTTACTTCCTTTTGATGTGTATTGCTTTAGTATAGAACCTTGCTTACCCATAGAGTTTATGTCTAAAAACATTGTTTCTTCTACCTGCTCACCATTCTGTTTTTTATACTTATGTGTTGTTGCAATTGCACTACTATTAAGTTCTGTGCCTGATGGTAAAAATTTAGTTTCCCATTCTCTTGTTAAATTCCCAATTATCGTTACTTGATTAAACATTTTATATTTCCTCTATTTCAATTTTAACACCAGTAAAACTAGCGTATTGTTTTCTAGCTTGTATCATTACGACTTGTGCATCGTCTTTATAAGCTATACCATTTAAAGAGTCTAAGCACGACTTCAACAAATTATCAATGTCGGGTTTGCTCTTATGCCATTTAGCATTTTCTTTTTTTGCTTTACTCCAGCTTTTTGGAATTTCATAGAAAAATTCTATCTTCACAAACAATTCATTTTCTAAAGGTTTTTTAATTTTTGTCTTAGCTAATAATGATAATCCTTTTTTCCAATCTGTATAAATTGGTGGATTATAAGTTCCCTTTTTCGTTACTCGTGGTCTTGGTGCAGGAAGTGGTCTTACTGGATACCATAAATTAATCATTTAAAAACTCCCTTAACTCATAAATAAGCTTTGATATTTCATCGCATTTATTTATAATATTTTCTTCATTATATTTCAAGTTTTCGTTTACTTGTATTCCGTGATGCGATTTACTTATTGAACAGTAGTCAAAATCATCACTTTGTATATTAACAGTATCAACATAGTATTTAATATTTATTTGCTTATAATCCATCTTTAAACTCCTCGTAAAATATCTTTGCTACTTCTCTTTGTGATTCAATGGGAAAAGTATCTCTAAACCATCTAGGATTACCATGAACTGAATAACTTCCTAACCTATGACATTCTTCACCACATAAAGGGATTAAGCTTGTGTGGTCTTTCTTATCGCTTGAATGTTCTTTTACATGATGCCATTCGATACTGTTACCCATTTTATTACAAGCGAAACAAGGTACTTCTTGAGTATGTAACCAATGTAAATAATCTTTTTCGTGTGTTGTTGCCAAGTTCTTAGTACTCTTCTTTTTAATAAAGCTTTTCGATTTCCCAAAAGTACTAACCTTTGGCTTTTTATTATGCTTTAACTGGTCCGCTTTTGTTATTCCAATCACTCAAATACCTTTATTTTATAATAATCGGTTTTCCCTTTTATTCTTAATCTTGCGATAAATTCTTTAATCATTTTTTAATCCTTACGCATAGTATTTAAACTATGCTATTTTGTTTTTGATTTTTTGATATTCTTTTTCATTCAATGTATAAAATTCATCATTTCCACACTTAGGACAAACCATATCAGTAGCATTTATATCTTTATGCATTTTGCTTTTAATCTCTGATCTTTCTTCATGAAGACCAATCCATTTACATTTTCTTACTTTTCCGCATTGCCAGTATTCTTTTTCCATCTTAACCCCTTTATCTATTGTACATCTGTATCATTCTTAAATAACACACTATATTATCTCTTCCTGTTCAACATATTTAATACCACCATCAAAAAACTGTTTGATTTCTGGGAAAACTACATTAAACTTTTCTTTACCACTTCTTATCATTTCAGGACTAAACTTAAGAATTTTTACATCATAAGTATCTTTACTAGCCATAAGAATTAAAAACTCTATATTAGCGTTAATTCCCTTTTCTTCTAAATATTGAGAAACAGCACGATAATAGCAATACGACTGCAAATCGTAGTTAAGCTCTTGAATATACTTAATCAGTCCCCAGCGAACACCATCACCATTTCTTTTATATTTTTTACCATAAAAATCAAACCAAACTGATTTTAAGTCTATAATTTTTATAACTCCATTTACTTCGTGCAATTTATCTATTTTGCATCGATAAGGCACTCCATAAAAATTAGTAGTAATCACTAATTCGTTTTGATCCGATTCATCTAAGATGAATGGATACTTAATTTTAATATTTTTCCAACACTCAACAATAAAAGTATAATCTAAACTTTTTATTAACTTTCTAGTTTCTTGAATATTAGCAAAATCTGCAACATAATACCTAGATTCAAATTCTTTAGGCTCCAGGCAAAACGTATGAAAAGCTGAACCTACATCAAACATATATTGAAGTTCATCAGATATAGTTCCATTACCTTTAATTAAAACCTCATATAAATCTCTATCAAACACCTGTTTAAAAAAACTTGCACTTGTAACTAAGGATTTATGATTAAAAGCATCAACTTTACCGATAGAGAAATATTCTTCATCGGTAATTTTTGTTAGTATAGATTTTGAAAAATCTATCATTGAATTTGTTCCAATTCAATTTTTAATTGATTTAATTGTTGAGGTGTATAATCTGTTTTCCATCCAGCATTATTATTAAATACATCGTGCATTTTAATTTGGATAGAACTTTCAACAGAACCATATAAAAAATTAATATCTTCAACCGTAACATCTTTAACAATATTTTCTACATTAGATGGTTTTAAAACATTTCGTACATTTTGTTTTGGTGTATCGTTTGTAGGTACTGTTTCTATTGTTTCATCTGTAGAAATATTTACATTTTGATAATTGCTCGATGTTTCAGTTTCATCATAAAGACCTGTGATATCAAAAGCTTTTCTAAGACATTGCGACTCTGCAACTTTTTTAATCATTGTATGTGGCTTGTCTTTCCAAAAGGCAGTAGCTGATCCGTCTTTCTTTTTTTGAACATATTCAGTATAATTTACTTCAACCTTAAAAGGCTTTTTATATCCTTTTTTCCATACTTTACATATTCCAACAAGTTCATCCTTTTCAGTCCATTTTGTACCATCCAAAAAAGGAATTTTTCTTATTTCTGTAGTGCTTTCAATGCTTTCAAAAGCACCACTCCTATGAGCAAGAGTTAAAAAACTATCTCTACCAGCTAAAGGTTCAACTTTTTCAACCCATTTATCTTTTTGCCCTTGTTGTTTAAACCAACTACCTCTAGGAACAAAATAGATTTGTTTCAATATAGGGTTTAAATTAAACGCTTTTGCAACACCCATACAATATTCAATTTCTTGTGATGTTGCACTGTCTGGAAAAAATTGTTTTTTTACTAACTCAATTTCTTTTTCATTTAACCATTCTTCATTTTTAACTAATTCTTTCATTTTAATCCTTAAAGTTTATCGTATGATAGAGATTATTATCTCTTACATATTTGTCATAAGCGTAAGCACCTTGTAAAGCACATTTGTATCTTCCGATAAATATAGCTTTGTTTTTAACCATGATACTTGCCATCCATCTTTTCTTACTACTATCGAAGTATTCCTGAATAAGAGGTTTAATTACTTTTTTTCATTTAAAATCTTTTCATAAATTAAAACTTAATTATTTAATTTCCTCTAATCCGCAAAAGTCTAAATGATTGCTAATATACTCAATCAACATACCAACAGCACTTAAATTATCAACTGCACTTATTTTAATCTCACTAATAAATTTAATATCTTTATCTGATAATTTGAATTGTTTTAGTTCTGTTTTTACTTCAATAGTTTCTTTACCAACAGGGTGTATTTCGTGATTTACAACATCATCAAAATAATCATTATGTTCTTCAATAACTTCTTTTGGTATAGGATCAATTTTACAATCATTTTTTAATTCAACTGGTGCAGCTTTTTCAATAGGTACATAAATATTTTTTAATTCATTTTGTTTTAATGTTTGTATTTTAGTGTCTAACTTAATAATTAAGTCTTTAGCCGTTCGCTTGTTTTTAGGTAGCATATTGTTTAAATCTTCATAGTTTTCTAAATCAGCTAATAGAGAAGTCAAAGAATTAATATCGCTTGTATTATCAATATCTACAACACTAACAGCACTAATAAAATTCAAATCTTTTTCATTTTGTGCATTTTCTTTAGATATCCTATCATTTTGATCAATTGCATTATGAATAATTTTATTTAAAGATAGTATTTGACTTTTTGCATTATCTTTAATATTTGGAAAATAAGTATCAAGTGTATCTTCAATACTATTTAACTCATTGATACTTAATTGCAACTCTTCATTAGTTCCAGATGTTTCAATCTTAGATAATTGCAGAGTTAATAAATTTTGCTCTTTCTCTTTTAATTTAGATAACTTTCTAGCTTCAATTATTGGATTAGCAACTAAGTCAAATTGTTGTTTAATTGCAGTTTTTGCAGCAGCACTTAAATTACCGCTTTTGTTCAAATCATAAGTTTTAGTTTTTTTCTTTTCATCAGCAAAAGAATTAAACACTTCAAAGTTAATATCACATTCATTTAGTTCAGATTCATCCTCTAAAGTTTGAAACTCATTAAATATATTGATTCTTCTAATTTTGAATATCTCTTCATTTAATTTTTCAATCTTTTCTTTTAAAAGAGGTTTCATATCACTTAAAAGTTTTTCAGGCTCACTCAAAACTTTTTTAAGTTGATCCATATTTGAAGTAGATTCTTTTCTAGTCCCTTGGATCCATAAAAATAATGTATTTAAAGTATCATTGTACATTTCAAGTTCATCTAAGCTATTAGTTAATTCTATGTTAGCTTTTAATACTTCCATACCTCTTGATACAGCACTTTTTATTTCATTTGCATTATGTACAAAATTACCTTTGTTATCAACTGAAAGCGTTAATAGCCTTGTATTCCATGCCTTAGCTTTGTTTTGTTCTTTAATGCTTACTATGTCAAGCATTGGAGCTATAACTAGCAATTCTTTTGTAAAATCTTTTTCTATACTCATATCACTATCCTATTATCGAATTATTGACTAATATCTTATAGTCAAATGTTTTTTTGTATTCTTTAAATACACTCTTTAAAATTTTAAAGTGACATACTTTTTCATTTGGAAATTCGTTAAGTAATTTTTCATACCACTTAATCGAACTATTCTTATTAAAAGTTTTTCTTTCAAATTTTTCATTAACTGTTAGAATAAAAATACAATTTTCATCTTTATAAATATTCTGCATCTCTTTCCTTTCACACTCTAACTATACAAGTAAAAAACAAATTTTTCAACAAAAAGAGCATTTTAAATCAACAAATTAAATTAAGTGTTACCAACTGAAACGATATTAAAAATTTATTTACAAATTAATCAATATCCATAGTTAAAGATAAAATATAATGTCATAATTTGAATATAAAAAGATTAAGGAATAAAAGATGAGAGAGATTAAATTTAGATTTATTTTTAAGGATGGTAACTTTTTTGCTACTAGATATAGAACATTAGTAGAACTATTAGACTGTAGTTTTGCAAGAGAAGAGATGGAAGAGTCTATAAATAGTGAAACATTATCAAATGATGATGAGTTTCCTGATTATGAAATATTTAAAAATGAATACACAGGATTAAAAGATAAATTAAATAAAAATGAAGTGTACGAGCATGATATTATAAATACTATAGAATACGGATTTTTAAAAGTAGAGTGGGATTATAGAGATACTGGATGGGTATGTATAGGTAGTAATTATAAAAAGCATAGGCTTGTAGATATTTTACTGATAGGTGGTATTAGAGTAGGAAACATACACGAAAATCCAGAGTTACTAAAATGATAGAATCAATGATACTGGGAGCTTTATCAGCAATAGGACTAATAGTATATAAAAGCAAAGCATTTGATAGTTTCGTAAAAGATTTAATAAAAAAGGATTATTCATGGATGCTTTAATTGGTGGATGTACAATATTTGTTACGATTATGGTAATAGAAATATATTCAGAATTGACAAAGGATAAAAGATGACAACTAAAGAGCCATACACAAAAGCATTTAAAAGAGTATTTGACGATAGTTCAGTTAAAACAAATGGACTAATAAAAAAAGTATCAAATGAAACAGTAGAGCAAAAGTTGGTAATCGCTTCAAGTGATGAGGTTTTAGAAGATTTAAAAGAGAAAATTTATGCGTAAAAAGCACGACATAATTGATAGATTAATCCTTTTAACATTTAGTTTAATAGTATTAGGAATAATAGTAAAGGATATATTAAAATGTGTACAGTAAGAGAAATAGATATTGCAATAGTAAAACACTTTAGAGCCATAGGAAAATGTAAAACTTATGAAGAATTTAATAAGTTAAAATCACAAAGACAAAACATATCAAAAGCATTATTTAGTGTAAATGATATTCAAAAAGAAAGTGAATTTTTTAATGAATGGTTAGAATTTTATAAAAACTTTAAGGAAGAGAAATGAACAGAAAAGCACAAGAAATGCCATCAATACAGGCAATAAAACAAAAGTATATCTTAGAAAATCTAACAAGAAAACAAGTGGCAGAGTTTTTTGATGTAGGATTTTCAACAATGAATAATTTTTTAACAAAAAATAAAATCATTAAGCATAATGATACAAGCGAACAAACAAGACTAAATTATTCAACAGTATCACCGGTAAACGATAGTAAAACAGTAACAGCAGATGACTTAAAAAATATGTGCAAAAAGTTCTAACGATGAAATGTATAAACTGTAAATGTGCAATGACACCAAAAAGAAATAATATAGGAATGAATTTTATATGTACAAATTCAGAACAAACAAAAGGATTAGTTAAAGCTAGTTTTGGATGTGAAAAAGGGAGTAAATAATGGAACTAACGAATAAAGAATGGAATAGGCTAGAACAATGGACAAAGGACGAAAAGCATCTGCCTGAGTTTTTAAGAGATTTTCACAAACAAAAAGACTTATTTAAAGCAATGCACATATTATATGAGAGCAATAATGAAAACGATCCTAGAAAAGAAATGCCAAATTGGAGAAATGGTCATGTATATACAATAGATTGGTTTTTGTGGTATATGGGACAAAGAGGGTACACACTTCAGAAGAATAAAACAAAGATAAAATTTAAACAATTTGAAAACTGGAGAGAAATAAAATGAAAACAATACTAACAATACTAATACTAACATCATCACTATTCGCAAACTGTGAATGGTATGTAAATGAATATAATAACTCAAAAATAAGATTTGAAACTATGCAAGAGGTAAACGCACCTTATCAAGTGACTAATAACGAAAGAAAATTAATAGTGTATTATTTAGAAAATGCAAAAGTACATTGTGATAAAAAAGAATATTACGAAACATTGATAAGGTTTTATAGTAAAGGATAATAGCAAATTTTGATATATAAGCACAATATTGTTATCTTTTCTTTAGTTTTAAGTACAATTTAAGATATAGTGTATTATAATTGTATTACTTAAAAAGAAAAGGATTAAGAAAATGAAAAGAATAGATGAATTAAAACAAGAAGAGTATGAATTTTCAAAAAGTGGAAATGAAGAAATAAAAGAGTTTCATGCTAGAGGTAAGGTAGAAGAGCTTACTAGGGTATTGGATATATTGACATATAAAAGAGATATGGAATCAAAGGGGTCTTTACCTTGTCGAGTTATTGAATCGATGATTGAAGAACTCAACAAAGGAGCTTATTGATGTATTATAAATTAGATATTAAAAATTTTAGTGAAGATATTTATGGTTGGTCAGTACCTATAATGAAAATGGAATCTAAAAATATAAACAAAGAAGAGATATTATCAGATGATTGTATTAGTGATTCTTTTTGCATAGACAAAGATAATATGTGTGTTTGGTTTTCATCAAGGATAAGACAAGATATAGAATATAATAAATCCGAGGTAGAAGATTTCCTTAGACAGTATTTTGTCGGGGAAGATGTATACGCACTCTTTGGATTTATTAGAAAAATGTTGGAGAAATAAATGAAAATATCTAAACAACTAACAATGAAAGAAGCAAACCTAACCGAGCGACAGTATACCTATATGAGAGATAATAATCCAAAAAGATTAGAATTAATCAAAAAAGGTATTCTATACGAGCAGATAGAAAGTAAAGAATTAACAAAGGAAAAATTGTAAAAGGTTAATAATGAAAATAAAAATTGAATGTGACTCAATAGATCAAACAAAAGTAAATAAAACAGATAAAAACATAGAGATTACTGTAGTTAATCCAACAATAGAAGAGTATGAAGATATGGAAATATCTCAAATTATTGATATGATAGGATTAGAAGAGACTAATGAGATAATAAATCATCTAATGAATGATTATATAGCAGAGATAGAAGATGGTGAGTTGCTTAAATTAAGTCTCAAGATAGCTAAAGAGATTAGTGATAGAGGTATAAATATAGAGGAATCTATTTGAAATGCAAAAAACTGTAAACTATATAAAATAGTAGATACCAATAGCGGACGATGCAAAAATGAATCAAACGAAAGATTATTTAATAAATTGGTTCATTTGTGGTTTGGTTGTAATGTAGATAAAAAGGGATAACAAATGATAGTTAAATTTACAATAGGAAAAACACACAGATATACAAAAACAGATAATATAGCTGTAGAAGAAAAGGAAGATGGCTATTGCTTGACAATTTGTGAATATAAACTAATAAAAGTAGATAGCTATTCAATATATGATAGTGGTACATTGATAGAACATAAAGTTTTTAAAGAGGATTAATATGAATATAAACAATAAAAGCAACAAAACAGAAAAAGAGATAGAATTAATAAAACAAATAATTTCATCATCTAAGTGTAAGATAGTATTTAAAGAAGATTTTAGTAACTTTCATATCGTAATACCACCAAAGCTAGAAGACCATCAGAAACAAATAAGAAATTTATTAATATATGATTGGTGTAGCGAATGTGATATGACTGATAATATAGTAATAATAAAGATAGATCAATTGAGCGACATAGGATTTAAACCTATCATAGAAGTAAAAAAGAATGGGAATAGATTAGATGCGACAATAAAAATGATGCAAAAATTAAACGATTTAAATAAACTTTGATAGATTAAGTAGAGATACAATAATGATAAATACTACAAGAACTATGAGAATAGCTGACAACTAAAGGCTTTATAAAAAAAGGTACTGTGCAATATAGAAAGCCTGCATGAGTCGTTCATAG